CTCCCCCAACAACTCCTCCTCAAGGTAATAATGGTGGTTGTACATCGGCAACTCCAGGTGGACCTGTTGGTGCAGGAGGCGGTGGCGCAGGTGCTGTGGGTGGTAATTCAGCTGATCCAGCGGGAAATACTGCAGGACCTGGCGGAAACGGTTTAGATATAAGTCCTGATTTTCCAGGAGCCCCTAATTCAGGAGTTTATGCAGGGGGTGGCGGTGGCGCATCTGATATTTCTGCAACAAGTCCTGTTCAAGGTAGCGGTGGTACTGGCGGTGGAGGTGGTGGTCAACCGGGTGCAAATGGTTCAGTAGGAACTACAAATACTGGTAGTGGTGGAGGCGGAGGATCATCTAATGGTGGTTCTGCTCGATATACTGGTGGAGTAGGTGGACCAGGAATAGTCCTTACAAAAGAATTAGACAAAGCAAGTGGTGTGTGGTCAATGCAATCACAATTTCAAAATCAACAAGCAGGAACATGGCCAGCGAAGCTTTTTGATATAGATTATTTAGTGGTCGCTGGTGGTGGATCAGGTGCAGGTGGTGGAGGTGCTGGTCAAGGAGCTGGTGGAGCTGGTGGTTATAGAGCTTCTGGTTATGGACCGGCTCCATTACAAGGGTGCCTAGTAAAAATAACAGCAGGCGCGCATACAATTACAGTTGGTGGTGGTGGAGCACAAATTCCAGGTAGTCCGTGTTCTGTAGCTTTTCCAGGCAATAATGGAAACGTCTCAACATTTTCAACAATAACATCTACCGGTGGTGGTGGAGGTGGTGCTGAGGGTGCACCAGCAAAAGATGGAGGTTCTGGTGGTGGAGGAAGCCATCAACCTGGTAGTTTGGGTGATGGTAATACCCCTCCTACAGATCCACCTCAAGGTAAAGATGGTGGTGATGGAAATGATGCCGCTCCAGGATATGGAGGTGGTGGAGGTGGTGGAGCTACCGCTAGCGGATCCTCTGCTCCAGGACCAAGTGTTGCAGGTGCGGGTGGAGCTGGAGCACCAAATACAATTAATTCATGTGGAACACCCACACCAGTATTTAATATAACAAGTTTTGCAGGTGGTGGTGGAGGTGGAATAAGAGGTGGTCAAACCGCAGGAGCCGGCGGAGCTGGTGGTGGAGGTAACGGATCACCAGGTGGTGGACCAACAGCTACAGTAGGTGCAGTAAACACCGGTGGTGGTGGAGGTGGTGGTTCAAATACTGGATCAATAATAGGAGCAGCAGGTGGATCAGGTGTGATTATTGTTAGAGGTCCTAGTGCAGTTACTTTTTCAGTATCCCCTGGATGTAATGCAACCGCATCACACCCTGGAGGTGATAAAATTGCACTATTTAAAACTACGGGTACATTAACAGTTTCTTAATTCTATTTACTCCCTCTTTAATTTGTGGTATAATACGTTTATAAAGACATATGAACTTAACGAATTATTATTGGTATTTTAAATCAGCAGTTCCTTCTAGGATCTGTGATGAGATTGTTAAATATTCAAAATCTATTCAAGATCAATTAGCAAGTACTGGTGGCTACGGAGATACTAAAAAATTAAATCAAAAACAACTTAAAGATTTAAAAAAGAAAAGAGATTCAGATATTGTTTGGTTAAATGAGCGTTGGATTTATAAAGAGGTTCAACCTTATGTTCATCAAGCTAATGTTGCTGCCGGTTGGAATTTTCAATGGGACTATTCTGAGTCTTGTCAGTTTACACAATATAAGAAAGGACAATACTATGACTGGCATTGTGATGGTTGGGATAAACCTTATCAAAGACAAGCTGGTGATCCTGCACATGGAAAAGTTAGAAAGCTATCTGTAACACTCACTTTATCGGACCAAAAAGATTATAAAGGTGGGGAACTAGAATTTGATTTCAGGAACTTAGACCCCGATAAAAAACCAAACATTAGAAAGTGTAAAGAAATATTACCTAAAGGATCCTTGGTTGTATTTCCTGGATTCGT